CACCGTGCCCAGGCCTGCGGCAGCCGCACTGATCGAGCGGAACACCGCCCCGAACTTTGAGCCGGTCTCACCGGCCCGCTCCATCAGCGACCCAAGCGCACCGCGGACGGCCTGCATGGCGGACACGGCGGCGGCTTTGGCTCGCTCCCACACCGCGGCCCAGCCCCCGAACGCCCGGGCGGTCTGATGCACGGCGACGCCCACCCCAACCACGGCCGCGGCAACCGCCGCAATCGGGACCAGGGCAGCGGCCAAAGTTGTACTGACTGCACCGATCGCGGTCACCGCTCCGACGACGACGCCGACGGCGGCGGGCACGGCTGCGAGCATAGTTCCGAAGACGCCGATCGCACCGGCCACCCCCGAAACGACAGCCCCGACACCGGCCAGCGCGACGCCGAGCGTCGCCAGGGCAGCACCCGCGGCGACCACCCAAGGCGCGATCTTCGCGAGCAAACCCAGCAGCGGCTTGTTCGCCTCGGCCCACTGGCGGGCCTGGCCGATAGCGTTGGCCGCGGCCGCAGCGAGCCGGCTCATCACCGGCAGCAGGGCCGAGCCGATCTCGGCCCGCAGGTCCGTCCAGACGCCTTGCAGCCGCTTGAGCGTGTTGGCCCAGCTGCCGGCCGTCGCCACGGCGTTGCCGTGGGCCGCGGTCGTGCCCCGCAGGATGATGGCGAATCTCGCCATCACCTTCTGCTGCTCGGTGAGGTTCTTCGCGTCCCAGCCCCTGGCCAGGGCCTCGTTCTTGACGGCGGTTTCGTTGACGATGACGCCGTACTTCTTCATCACTTCCGAGCTGCCGGTCAGGGCCGATTGAAGGTCGCGGATCGCGTCGCCGTCCGACTTGTTATTGAAGCTCGCCAGGTCGATGCCCAGCGTCGTGAGTTGCTTGCTCATCGTTTCGGCCGCCCCGGAATCGAAGCCGAGCGGCACGAAAAGGTCTTGGCTCTCGGCCACGAATCGGGCGATGTCGCCTCGGGCCCGGCCGACCTCCCCGGCGGTGGCGTCCGCCCAAGCCTTGACCGCCCCGGCCCGATCGCCGAACACGATGTTGAATTTGTCGAGTGTTTCCTCGAGGTCGCTGGCCGGCTTGATCAGCGAAGCGATCGTCCCGGCCGCACCGCCGGCGATGGCCAGACCCACACGGAAGGTGATGGCACCCATCTTTTTGGTCGCGTTTGCGAACGCCCGCAGCCTGTACTGCGCCCGCTTCAAACCGCGCTTGAGCGGCCCGTCGTCGGCGAAGAGCTCGACGAATGCTCGGCCCGCTCGTATTGCTCCACTGCTGGCCATGTCATTCGTCTCCTACTTTTCCTTCGACCAGGAGCCGGGCGAGGCTCTCCACGCCGTCGGCCCTCAACGGCACCCCGGAACTTCGCCTGCTCTCTCGGCCGGGTCTCGGGTACGGGTTCAGGTCGGCAGGCTTGGCCTTATTGCCGTGGCAGTTGGCGACCAGGGCCATCAGGTGGCTGGCGATCTCCCACTGCTGGTGACGCCGCCCCTCGGCCATCAGTACCAGCGCTCGCAGCGTCAGCGGGCCGGGGTCCAGCCCCAACTCGCCGGCGAGCTGATACGTCAGCTCCCAGAGTCTGCGGCCCCCGGAACCTGACCGGCTAGCGTCTGAATGTCGATCGCCTCCAGTTCCGCCGCCGCCTGGTCCAGCATCGCCTGGTCCAGGTCCTTTAGCTTCGCGATCACGCCCCGGACCAGCTGCTTCCGGGGGTTCGGGAAAAAATCCGCGATCGCCTCCAGCAGGGCCGTCGACGCCGCGTCGATCGCATCGCCCGCAAGGCCCGTACCGAACGACTCGGGGCTGACGCCCTGGCTCTCGGCCTGCTCACGGCAGACCAGGTACAGGACCTCGGCCAGCAGGAACGGATCGGACGCGAGCCGCATCAGCATCGACTGGTCATCGAGGCGATACAGGTCCACGTCCAAGTCCTGCTTGATCTGACGCAGCAGGGTCACGTTGAGGTCCAGCGACCATGTGCGTTGCGCGTTGTCCACGAACCGACTCATGAGGTTTCCTTGTGATGAGAGGTTTCCGGGGGCGGGGGCGACTCAAAGCCCGCCCCGGGCAATGCCCGGGGGCGAGCCGAGTCGGGTCAGGGGTTTAGATGCTGATGGTCATCCGCTCGGGGGCGTTGGCCGCGTAGGTCGGCTTGAGCGTGACGTCGACCATGATGGCCTCGGTCAGGTCTTCCTTCTGTTCGAAGTTGAACACCTCGACGCTGCAGCGGACGCCACGGGTGCCGTCGACAGCGATATCGCCATCCATGATCGCGACCTCGATGACCTCGTTGTCGAAGAACGCGGACTCGATCGCGGTGTAGTTGGCATCTTCGGGGTCGTAGACCATCTCGAAGCTGACTTCGAGACTTTTGAGGGTGCCGGCGGTGGCAGTCCAGCCGTTGTTGCCGCGGGTGGTCACGTCCGACTCGCCTTTCTCGAGCTTGCGCGAGACGTTCTTGCAGTTGGTCAGCTCGACCCAGACGGGGCTGGCGTAGTCGCCGGTGTTGCGGTAGAGCTTGGCGTCGAGGCCCAGGACACGTTTGGCCATGATGGTTTCTCCGGTTGAGGGTGGGGGTTGCGGGGCTTGAGTTAAAGGGTCAGGCGAGAGATTCTTGCCAGAAGCGGTCGGCGCGATCGAGGCCGGCGTCGAATGCGGGTTTCATGTAAGGGCGTGGGGCAAATTCAACGGTTCCTTCGATCCGCTCCTTCACGTTGGATCGAAAATGGCCTGTGCGGGGGTCTCTTGTGCGTGCGTGTTCTCGGTAGAACACGCCAGACCGGCGGCCGCCTTCTTCGAGCAGGCGGGGAACATCTCGGCCGGCAGCGTTGAGCTTGACCGGTCCGATCACGACCGACCGGCGGGCCGGGTCAAAGCTGTAGAAGATGTTTCGTTTGAGCAGCCCAGTGCGGTCGGTCGGCGGCGAGCCGGGCTTAGACACGGCCTTGCGTCGGCGAATCGAACGGCGGGCGGTCAACCGGACCGACGCGCCGAGCCGGCCGAGGTAGCGGCGGGTGCGGGCATCGATCGCCTTTAGGACGCCGGGGCGGTCGAAGAAGGTTCGCTTGGCGGCAGACCTGGCGAGGGAGAATCCGCTGGCCATCAGGCGTCCTCCCACACGTGGTACGTGAGCGTGAGCACGCCGGTAAAGACTCGCTGCTGGTGCAGCTCGTCGGCAAGGTAGACCGGGTCCAGCTGGCTGCCCACCCATGCACCCACGGCCCCGCTGTCTGCGAGTGCCAGACGCTGGCGGTTAAGCTCGGCCTCGATCTGCTCGAGCAAGCCGATCAACTCTGCGACGCGGTCGGTGTTGGTGGGCACGCACCGCTGCTGCAACGCGACATCGACCGTCAAGCTGCGGCGATCGCTGGTGCGGGTCTCGATCTCCCGCTCGATCGTACGGGGCACGACGCTGACCTTAAGGTCGGCCAGGTCTCGCAGCTCCCATCTCACGACGTAGCGGGCCTCAGCCGAGACGGACTCGGTGTAGCTCCCGGCGTTGATCGCCACGGCAACGGCCGCGGCGAGCTGGTGGATCGACGCACTCACGGCGCGACCTCCTGGGCGATGAGCTTGGTGTGCAGTCTCAGCTGGCTCTGGGCTCCGTCGCGGTACGACCACGCTGCGGCCCCTCCGCCGGGGCTGAGCACTTCCCAGGTCATCAGCTGGTCGCCCAGCTGCTCGAGGATGAGGTCACCTTCCCGAGGCTCGGAGACCGTGCCGTCAAAGGCGACATCGACCGCCAGGATGAGGTAGTCGCGGACCTGCAGCTGCGTGGTCAAACCGTTGCCATCCGCCTGGTCATAACTCGACCGGCCAGCGACGGCCGCGATCGGCCCGGCGTCGACCTCGACGCCGTCGCGCTGGTAGCGCACCCATACGCGCGCCGCTTTAACGGCGGCTCGCTGGGCGGCGGCGATGGCTTTCTGCACGGTGGACATGGCGGGTCAGGTTCCGGGGGCTTCGGGGGCGGATTTCGGGGGGTGATTACGGGCGTAATCATGGAGTTGGTTCAGCCCTCGCCGGCATGGGGCGGGTTGCCGGGTCATCGGGCCGAAAACGCCCCGGGCCGGGATGGCCGGGGGCGTCGATCCAGGGTCAGTCAGGTTTGACGTTCGACACGATCAGGCGGCCGAGGCCGGGGATGGTGTCGGGGGTCGGGGCGGGTGCACCGGTGTTGCTGGTGGCGACGCGGCTCTTGCGGACCTGCTCCTGCGTGGTGCGTGAGCAGAGGATCAGGCTGGCCGACTTGTCGGCGGGCATGAGCGCGTTGGCCGCGTAGAGCAGGTCATCGTCCAGCGGCTTGTCGGGTCCGACGTTGGCGATGCGGACGATGTCGAACTTGCCGCCGGCCTGGATGGTCATCCAGGAGATCATCGGCGTGCGGTACACGTCGTAGGGGTCACCGTTGTTGTCGGTGGCGCGAGTGATGTAGCTTTCGCCGATCTCCAGAACCTCGTCGGTGACCAGCGCAAAACCTTCTTCAGCACTGTTCAGTAGGTAGACCGACTCGGCCCCGGCATCGACGCTGCCGTTGTCGAGGTAGGCCTCGCTGTTGACCGAGTCGGTCACGGCCTGGGCGAGGCCGGCGAAGCCGTCGTTGGCGACGTCGCCGTTAATGATGGCCCCTTCCGCGCGGAACAGGCCAGCACGCAAGTAGCGGCTAGCGTGACGACGGATGTACGCTTCGGGTCCGTCCTTGTACTTGTCAGCCAAGGCCTTGTCGATGTCGAAGCTGGCATCCATGATCTTGAGGTCCGTGCTCACAGTAACCTCGGTGCCGTCGGCGTTAGCACGGCCTTGATTGGGCTGGCGGAAGCCGACAGTCGGGGCACCGGTTTCGACCAGGTACTTGTGCTGCGTGCCATTCGAAGCTTCGACGGCTTCGAGGGCTTCAACCAGTCGAGCCTTGTTGAAGACGTTCGAGAACTCGGCGTCGGCCAGGTTCATATCGTTGACGCGGATGAGATCGTTGAGGGTGGGCATGGCTTTCTCCGGGGCGGGTGGGTCAGTGGGAGGGGGCGGGTGGGAACAAAAGCTCATCGCCGGCGGGAGCCGGCGGCGAGGCGGGATTTACTTGCGTATTGAGAACGGCGACTTCTTTTCACCGCCGCCGGCGGCGGAGAACTTCACGCCCGACTTGTTGTCGGTATTCGAGCCGGCTTGGCCTTCGCGGAGCTGCTCGTTCTCATCGCGGAGACGCTTGAGCTCGATGGCCTGGGCTTCTTCCATCGTTTTGCCTTGGGCGAAAAGCACCGCGCCGCGGGCTTCGCCGAAGTTTTCGATGAAAGGCTTAGCCGCAGCGGCGAAATCGACTGGCTCGGTGACGCTGCTTTCACTCGAGGTGTCCGTCGATACGGTCTCGGTAGTTTCGGTCGATGAATCGACGTCGGTCTCGGTGCTCGAGGGCGTAGTTTGATCTTGATCGCTCACAGCGTAGTCTCCTGAGGTGTTGTTGACGGTAAAAGTGAGAAGAGATTCGCCCTTGTCCGGGGCGGAGAATTTGGCGAGGGTGTGGGCGTCCTGGCCCAAAGGGCAGACTGCGACAGCGCGTAGCGTCCATGTGCGAGCGATGTATGCAGGTCCTTCGATTGTGCGGCCGTCGAGCTCCAGCTCGACGCTTTTGCCGACGTAGTCAAGGGTCTCTGGCAGCCAAGTGATCGAGGCTTCAAACGGAACGCCGAGTTTGCCCTGCTTTGCGATGCGGTCGGCCCGATCGCCCTCGAAGATCGGGGTGAGCTTGCCTTTGCAGGTGAGCTTGGCATCCGAGGTGTCGTAATCGTCGATGAAGCCGACGGGCTCGTTGTAGTCATGGATCCAGTCCATGACGATGCGGTCTTTGTTGGTCTTCATGCCGCTAAGGTCGAAGTACAGCGGCGCATCCACGGCCCACCAGTCGATGGGTTTGCCGCTCAGCGCTACCAGGTCGACCGGGACTAGCTGGCTATCTTCCTTCACCGGCTCGCCCACCGTGAACTGCTCGGCTTGAACGATGAGCGACTGCGGAGCGGCTTGGATCTGGGTTGGAATGGTGGCGGTGGCGGTCATCAAGCGGCTCCTGCGGCTTCAGCCGCTGCTGGGTTGTTGGCGGGGTCTTCTTCCTGGTCTGTGGCCGGCGTGTCAGGGGTGGAGCCGATCAGGGCGGCGTCGTCCTTCAAACCGGATGCGGCGAGCAGCTTGGCTTCGGCGGCGAGCTCGCCGATGACGGTCGCGGCCGAACAGCCGAGGCGTTTGCGGATGATCCGCTTACGGCTGTTGGTACACGATGCGATTTGGCCGGCATCGGCGCGGGTTTCCTTAAGAGGGTCGAACCAGCCGACGCCGGCTTCGTAGCAGGCCAGCCGGATCGAGTCGGGGCCGTCGTAAACCTCTGGAGCGTCGACGTCGATCTGGTCTAGCTGGCCGTCAAGGCCGCGGCCCAGGGCACGCTTCGCGCACCACATCCGCAGCCGGGCAACTCTTGCACGCCGGGCCGCGGCAGAGACCTCGTAGCGGAGCATCGCCAAACGCCCACTGCTGTAATTCGCCGCGCTGGGGTCGTAGGTCACGAAATCGAGGTCGACCGCTTTGAGCGCCGCCATGATGGTTGCACGCAAAAACTCTCGGAGGTTCGCGTGCGGGCTGTCCGCGGTCATGAACCCGGCGTCCTTACCCGCCGGTAAATTCAGAGTGATCGGGCCCTTTGAGAAATCCAAGTCCACCGAATCCTGGGCGGTCGGGGCGGGCGGCGGGTCCTCATTGTTTTCTTCGGCTTTCAGCACCGCTTGTGCATATGCCTCTTCGCGTAACAACTCGTCCTCATCGAATTCATCTTTGGGGCTGGTGATCTTCAGCCCCATGAGCTGTTCGATCTTCGCGCGGGCCAAGGCGTATGCCCGCGCGTCACCGATGTCGGTCCAGGTATTGAGACTTGCTGCCAGTGGCGACACGCCGCGGAGCTGCTCGGGCTCGTCGAAGTAGCCGTGGAGAATCGCGTCTTTTGGTTCTACCCAGCGATCGAATACTCGCTTGCCCGCCTTGTTGCGGGTGCATACGCAGAAGCGGACGTCGGCCCCGGTTTCCGGGTCGAACTCGATACCGTCGCGGAATCGTTCTTCGTTAGTGAAGTCATAGCCGGCCGGAGCTTCGAGGTCGGGCTTGCCGATGCGGTCGCCTTTGACTAGCTGGAGCTTATCGCCCGTGTCGATCATCAGGCAGTCGCCGTTCTCGAGGGCGAGCTTCTCGGCAAGCGCCATCAGCTCATCGAAGCTGAACCGGCCGCGGATGTCCGAGCCATCCAGCACCTCGATCAGCAGCTCTTCGACACGCGTCGACCAAGCTTGTGCGTCTGGATGCTCAACCTCAAAGGTGTGGCGCGAGACATTAGCCACATGCTGACGGATGGCCCAGCCGAAGTCGGGCAGGTTGCGACGCTCGTCGCGGGTGGTGCTGGTGATGATGGCCCGCGTCTTGCCGTTGGCTACACGGTCTTCGTTACGAAGGTCCGTCTTGCGACGCGACCGACGACGCGAAGAGCTCGCGGCGTCGTAACCTAAGCGGCCGAGGCCGCGGCTTAGCATGTTGGTGAGCTTCATCGGCCAGCCCTCGAGAGGTCCGGTCCAGAGAACTGCATACCGCCGTTGCCTTGGGCGTAGCGTAGTGCCCTCGCTGCTCGACCACGCCAATACTTCAGGACTTCGAGTGCCTTAGCGTGGTCCCAGGTGGTGGTCTGACCATCGAAGGTGACCGTGACGACACCGACCGGCGATTCAGCCAGCGCGGTTTCAATCGCGGTCACCATTTCGGCGGGGGTGGGCATCGGCAAAAGTGTCAGAACGACGGAGCGGGTCGGCCGCAGTTGGGCGGCTGTCTCCCCTCTCATCGTCGTGACGATTCCGATGCTGGACGCCGGAAATCGGTGATGCCGATTAAATTTTTCCCACGTCTGCCGTTCGATTTTCTCGCACCCGATCGGTCCGGGCTTGGCCGCAGTCACTGCAGCGGCAGTTCCGCCACACAGTGTGGGTGTAGGCTTTACCGTCTTCCTCTCCGGCGTGGGCGATCTCGCGGGCCGAGGTGTAGGCGCTGCGGGCGGTGGAGTCGCAGCGGGGGCACCGCGTCAGATCCCCAGAGACGGTTGGACGGGACTGCGTCTTCGCTCCCTTGGGGCGGCCGGCGGATCGTTTGGTACAGCGTGTTGCGGTGGGCATAGTGTTCCTTGATTTAGAAGTTGGCGGTGATCGGCTTAGCCTGACGTCTCGGCCGTCGCCTTCGTGGGGTTGTGGATTGCTGCATGCCGGCGGAGGTACCGAGGGTGGAGGCGGCGACAGCGCAGCCGACCAGGCAGTCGAGCCAGTCATTGTCTCGGTTCGGGATGGCTTGCCATGTTTCGAGGCTGCGACCGTTGGCCTCGGTCTGGGTCGGCCGCTCGGCGGTCAGGTGATCGACCAGCATGCGGTGATCGCTCAAGCTGCCGGCGTGCAGGGTGATCCCACCCGGGGCCCCCAGCGGCGAGCGCAGCCGTTCCTGGATCAGCGACTTCCAGCGGTTGGTGTCGATGATGACGTGGCGTTTCGAGCGACGGTCGGGTTTACGCAGCTGCCAGTGATGGCCAGCCAGGATGCCTTCTTTCTTGGCCCGCTCACCGAACGGGATGTCGCGGGCCCGTAGGCCGACGCCCTTGCTTGCCATGATCAGCGGAGCGTGCTTGGACTCGCGTACGAACCGGCTCACGAGGTTCTCGCCTTTGCCCCAGCCGTTGTCAATCAGCAACCGCTCGATCCGCAGTTCCGCTCCGGCTTCTCCCTGCCAGGTACGGTTGATCAGCAGGCCAACGGTCTGCGTGAGTGCGAGGTAGAGCTGGGCATCGAAGCCCTCGCCCTTCAGGTTCTGTGTATAGGTCTTTTTTGCGTCGCGCTTGGTGTAATAGCGTCGCCCCTGATCGGGCCACGCCCCGGCCAGCACGATGTGACCGCCGAGCCCTTCGCGCCATGAGCAGACCATCCACCAGAGGATCGACTGCTGCACATCGATGAACGCGGTCAACCGCTCGGCCGCCTCGGGCACAATTCCGGGGGGTGTGGCCACGGCCTTCTTGGCGATGATCTTCTTATCGGGCGGCTCGGCCGAGCCGCCGGCCTGCTGAACGACCGGTTCATTTTGGTATTCGGCGGCGAATGCGGCCGG